CAGCATAGTGGGCGCTCCACGGCATCAGGCCACCAAGGCGGGTCGAAAAGGGCCTGCAGCAGCGGCCAAACGCCGCACGTGCCGTAATAGCCAATTTCGCATAATGCATATTATGTAAAACGCCGGAGGGGCGGCTGGCTCGCGCGGTTTTTTCGGAACATTCGCCTTGCGGCACGCGCCTTGCCTTCCGAGTCTGGTTCTCGGTTCTTGGCACATGGAGCGCCAGCATGACGGACGTCGATTTCGACGGCGAGTGGTACGGATGGCGGCTGCGAGGCCGCCATCTTGTTTCTGACGACGGCCAACGCATCACACCGCAGCGCCTACGCGGGCTGCTGTGGCGCGAGAAGATGGAACTGCGACTCGCAGGATTCGCATCGAGGCGCAAGGCCGAGGAAGCGAAACGGGCCGCGTCATGCGGCCCGAAGGTGAAGGTGCTGGTGATCGACCTTGCCGAATACCGCCATCGCGGCGTGGCGGCATCGTAAAGCGGTTATCGAGGGGCGGACTCGATGCGCCGGGCTCCGATATCGCCGTAACCGGTCACCTGTGACGAGCTGAGGATTGCACCTGCAGGAGCGGCGTCGAGCGACGCCATAGCCGTAGGGGGTGAACCCCCTACACCCCCTGCGGGCGGCTGCTGTGCGACCGCCTGCTGCGTCTTGTACGGGTTGTACACCGGGCCGAACCGGGCGATTCGCCGGCACTCCGCCTGCGCCATCTCGTAGATGGTGCCCTGCTCCGTCAGGCACGTGCAGCTGGCGTCGCGCTCAATCCCGTCAACGTCTCGCCCTGGCATCGACGACATGCACATCAGCTGCGGGTCAGCAGTGACTTGGCGCTGATCGAACACGGGCGCAGTCCACGGCATCGTCCCGAATCGCGGCAGGTGATCCGTCGCGTAGTCGGTCCGGGTTTCCCATCGTGGGCCTTCATTCGCGGGTCCCGCGCCACGGTGCGACACGCCCCGAGGCGCGAACCCCGCGGCATCCGCAATCGGTGTCTCTGCTGACGTGTACGCCTCGATCTTCGATTGCCAGCGGTGCGAGAAGTACCAGAGCACCGCGACAAGTACGACCGCCGAGAGCGCCAGCAGCTTGGCCCACATCGGAATGTGCATTTTCGCGGTGTCGAGCACCGTGCTCGTGTAGTACTGGAACACGTGCGCCGGACGCACCCAATTCGCCGCGTCGGCGCATTGCGCCTTGACGTTCGTCTGGTACTGCGACCAGCGCAGCAGCTTCGTGACCTTGCCCAGCTTCTTGCGCACGTGGACGTGCTCTTCGTACAGGCCGCGAAGGAACGGGTCCAGCTGCAACCCTTGCTGGGCGATGAGGATGAAATCGAAACCACGATGACGATGGCGCGCCATCGCTTCGACGTGATCCGGCACCTTCGCGCCCGGGTTGCGATTCGGAAACGTCGTGTAGCACTCGTCGAGAATCAGCACCGAGCCGTCAGGAAGGTCCTGCCACTTCGTCGGGTCTTCGATGCGATGAAACCCGATCTTCTCGTAGTCAAGGTCCTTGATGCCGTGCGCGTAGACGATGCGGCCTTCGGCTTTGAGCTTCAACGCGCAGTCGATGGCATACGCGGTCTTTCCGTGGCCGGGCTGGCCAGTAACGAGCTTGAGCACGGGTCAGGTCTCCAACTTCTTGAGAATGGTTTTCTGCGCCATGCGCGCAGCCAGAGCCGAGAAAATCATCGTGGCGCACACGTCCAGACCGATCGCGCCGAAGTACGCGCGCAACACGGCCGGGAGCATGTTCACTTGCGACTGGAGCATGCCGAGCAGCGCCGGCATCGCGAGCTTGTGCGTCACGAAGCCGATACCGAATGCGAGCAGCACCCGGCCGACGATGCCGGGCAGGTACATACGCGCGGCGTTGATGAGCGCGGCGACGAGTGCGCCGATAATCATGGGCATGACGGTTACCCCTTGTAACCGGCGAGGATGTACAGCGACGGCACCACGCCGAACAGCAGCACGGTGAGCGCGTAAATCCACTGGATGAAGTTGCAGAAGAACGGCGGCGGCGTCGCAAGCTCTTGCAGGAACGACCCGGCCAGACCACTACCGCCGGACAGACCGAACCCCGGGCACGACCCGCCGCCACCGACGAAGCCGCTTTGATCGAGGTCAGCGCCGTCGATGGTTTCGACGCTGTGAACGTCGGTATCACCGTCGCTGCTGCCCTGCCCGGCGTCTTGCGTCATGCCGGTGGGCTTCGTCCATTCCGGTTGCTGACCGTCGCCACCACCGCCGACGGTCTTCAACCCTTCCACCGCGCAGGCAGTGCGCCACTGCTGCACCAGCTGCGCCATCTCGAACCCGGTGCACTTATCGCCCTGGCATTGCGGCGGGTTGTTGCAACCGCCGCCGCTGAGGTTCACGTTCCGGCGCGTGTTGCACTCGATGCGCCATTGAATGCGCGCCTGTCCGCACATGATCGCGTCGCCGCTACAGCTGGGCGGCGTCTTGCAGTCATCGCCACCGGAGAACTCGCTTTTATCGCTGTCGTTCTCGGGGTCTTCGTCTTCGTCGTCGGCCGTGCCGTCGTTGTTCTCGTCCTTGCCGCAGGTGCCGTCCTTCTTCTTGGCTTCGCCTGCCTTACAGGTGTTCTTATCGTCAACGCAGGAGCCGTCAGGGCCCTTTGTAGCGCCTGCGGGGCACTGTGGGTCAGCAGGCTTGCACAGCCCGTTCTCGTCGGTCTTCATGCCCGCCGGGCACTCTTCGGGCTTGTTACAGATGCCTTCCTGCCCCGGTTGTCCGGGCTTGCAATCGTCCGGCTTTACAGGCGAACAGGCGTTCAAGCTCGCGTTCCAGTAATAGCCGGTCATGAGGCTGCACACATCGGGTGCCTCCTCGCTGTTGCACACAGCGCCCGTCGACGTTCCCGTGCTGGTGCCATCGCCGTTCGAACTGTAGTAGTAGCGACACCCGGCCTCGCAGCGTAGAGAGCCGTTGGGAGGCGTGAACGTGCCTGTATGCTCCGGTGCAACCGAGCAGTCTTGTTGACACGATTGCGTCGCCGAATTCCACTTCTGCCCGGCAGGACAGACCGACCCCGTGAAACCCCAGCCGATGGACGTGGTAATAGCCCCGCTGGTGGGATACGTAGCTCCGCAGTTCGTTGCGGGAGAGGACGTGGTATCGGTCCACGTCACAGTGAATTCCTTGCTGAGTTCGTTCAACGCGCACTTGCCACGCGTCCTGCGCGCGGCCCATCCGGCGTCGAGGTAGCCATGCGTCTCGTTCGGCATGCTCTCGCAGGCTGCTTGCGCTTGCGCGCGCGTGGCGTACACCGCTGATCGACCGGCCGCCTGCTCCGCATCAACGGTCAGGGTCAAGCCACAGAACGATTGCGCGCTGACACCGAACGATGACAGGAGAAGCGCGAGCGCGAGAAGGACGCGCATGTCAGCTATCCAGCGCGAGCCAGAGCGCGCCAAGAACGCCGATGAGGAAGTAATAGCCGATGTGTTCCATGGAAACCCCCAGTCCTGAAACAGCGAAGGGCGGGGTTGCCCCGCCCTCCCCTGCGCCGATCAGTTCGCGGCCGACTTGGCGCGGCGGATCAGCACCAGCACACCCGAGATCACGAGGATCGCGGCGCCGATGAGCATCAGCTCGGCCTTCGCGTCCGTGGTTTCGCCGGTGAAGCTGGTCGCCAGCTCGCCAGCGGAAGCGGCACCAGCGACGACCATCGCGGCGGTGGCGGTGGCAGCCTTGGCGACCTTGGAACGGATGTTCTTGAACATGGGTGGATCTCCTTCGTTGGTTTAGGTTGAGGTGACGCGACGAGCCGCGCGGATCTTGAAACCGATGGCCCAGAGCATTCCGATACACGCGGCAATGACTGAGGCGTCGGCCATCGACATTGGCGGCAGCAATGTCGAATGAGGGCCGTAGAAGGGCGCAACGCACTGACCGGTTGCGGCGTCGAAGTCCGATGCTTTGCAGTAGACGGTCAGGAGTTGCGCTTCTTCCACGGTGTTCTCTCCCGCGAGACGCCCGCCGCAAGCGACGAACGTCACGCGATACCTGGTGATTGATTAAGCGGCGCGAGTGGCCGGCTTGGCGGAACCACCGACCGGCAGCAGCTTCACGCCCTTAAGGCGCAAGTTGCCGCGTTCGTCGAGCTGGTAGCTCTGCGGGTCGATGGTGTATTCACCCGGCGCGTACTCGTGACCGACTTCGACGTGCACGCCGAAGGGCAGCGGGAAGTCGCCACCGTTGAAGATCGCGGCGTTCTGCCAGCCGTAGCGCTTGCCCTTGAATTCGCTCTGGCGGGCCGTGGTGGTGGACTGGATGACAACGCGGACGTGCATGCTCATGGGATGACCTCACATAGGATCAGTGCCCCGCCAAGGAAGATGACGAGAAACGGGCTGGCGAGGAATTCGCCCGTCTCGCGGTTGACGTAGCCGCCTTTGATGCGGCCGACGTCGCAGATTGAGTTCCATTGGTCGCGCAACCAGCCGGGCAACTTCCACCAGCGCAGTTCGATGCGGCTGGTCTTGTTGAGGCCACCGAAGCCGGACAGACGCGCACCACGCGGAAGCGTGCGCAGGTCGTAGTCATCGCCCTTGCTCGCGTACTTCGCGAGATAGCCAACGGCGTTGCGCGCCCACTCAATGCGCGTAAGCCCGAGCTTCCACCAGCCCTGTTTGTCGGGCTTCGGCAGCGTGCGACCTTTCGGGAGCCACACGAGAACGTGATAGTGCGGACGGCCGCGCTTCGTGAGTTCAAGCACCCACGTGTAGCGCGCAGCGAAACCGGCACGCTTGCAGTACACGCGGAGCGCATCGAGGAACATGCCAACCTGATCGGCCACCCAGCGCTCTTCATCGCGATACGTGAGCGTCAGCATTGCCCACTTGCCGCGAAACCCTCCGCGCGCCGCTTCCTCAACGTGCAGGCGCGCAGAGGTGATGACGTTCTGTTTCATCTTGCCAAGGCGCTTGCGGCGCTGCTCTTCGGCAGTGATCACCTTTGACGGCCGCACAGCTGCACGCGGAACGCTCCGCTCGCGCTTCGCGATATTCGAAAGCGCGCGTTCCCGCGCGGACCCTGTCGGGGTTGTTCCTATATAGACAAGCCCAGCGGCTGCGCCGCTCGGAAGAGCAAAACCGCCGCCGTCAGCAGCCATGGCGCATGGCCTCGCGTTCGCATTCGAGCGCGATGCCGAGCCATTCGCGGGCCTCGGCGTGCGACGTGTCGAGAAGGTCGAACTGCTGGCCGGTGACGTAGCGCGCAGCGCGTGCGCTCGCGTCTTCGTAGCGCTGCCATGCCGCGTCCGCGAGCGCGGCGCTGATGTGCTGTGCGCTCATCGCGGTAGCTCCGACTCGTGCGCCATGAGCGTGATGAAACCGCCGACGACCATGCAGCCGAAGAAGATCGTCGCGACGTGGCACCACGGTTCCGGCGCGTACCAGTAGATCAGGTACGGCGGAATGACCAACAGCGCGAACACACTGGTGAATGCCGCGAAGGTCTTGACCCACTCCGGGCGCTTCATGCTTCGATCTCCATGCGGCAGCGGCGGAGGAACTCACGCTCGCGTGCGCGCTGGGTGCGCTGTTGCTCGATGAGGTGTTGCAGTTCCGGAAGCACGAACAGCGTGCCGACTGCGATCATCAGTGCGGCCGAAACCGCGAGTTGAATTCCCTGCCCTTCCATGCCCTGCCCCCTTCGGCTGGCGTTACCGGGGACTGCGGCGGCGGGTGGTAGGGGGCCTCCCCTGTCCGCCGGGGGCTGTCCCCGGCGGGTGCCCTGCCCACAACACCCGTTGTGGTCGCGGACTGTATAAACTGCCGTTGTTACCTTGTCAACAACGGGTGTTGTATGAAGACGCAGACTGCCCTGATCGACGCGCTACGCGCCGCATTCCCGAACGATTCGGACGCCGCCATTGCGCGCCGCGCGAAGCTTTCCCAGCAGCGTTTCAGCAACTACGCCCAAGCGATTCGGACCATGGACGATGACGCGATCATCGGCTGTGCCGGACTGGTGGGATGGGATGCGAAGAAGACTCTGGCGACGCATCACGCCGAGACGGCGAAGACGGACCGGGAGCGCTCGTTCTGGCGCCAGTTTGGGGCGGCGGCAGCGCTCGCCGTCGCCCTATTCCCGCTGGGAAACGCCCGAGCGGAGGCGATGCAAGTGATTGATTCGTCTAGCTCTCTTCCGAGCAATGCATATTATGTCAACTCTCCGTAAGTGGCTCTGGGCTCGATTTGCTCGGCTCGCGGCACGGCTCTTGCCTTCTCCATCTGAGCTTCGGTTCTTGGCACAGGGGGTGCCCGCATGACGGACGTCGATCTCGACGGCGAATGGTACGGATGGCGGCTGCGAGGCCGCCATCTCGTTTCTGAGGACGGTCAACGGATGACGGTCGAACGCCTACGCGGCTTGATGTGGCGGGACAAGATGGAACTTCGACTTAAGGGTTACGCCAGCCGCCGCGCTGCGGAGGAAGCACGCAAGGCCACGTCACGGCGTCAACTTGTCAAGGTGGTCGTTGTCCAACTCGCCGACGTGCGCCACAGCGGCATTGCCGCCTCGTGATCGGCTAACCTTCGCTGGCGCAAGATGCGCCACGGGGGCGACATGGAAAAGAACGGATGGCGGCTCACAGCTGCCCTGCTGACGGCTTGTTTGATCGCGACGGGCTATTACGCGTGGGATTTGAGAGCGAACCTCACGAAGTATCCAGAGAGCGGCCTCGTGGCCCGCCAACAACTCAACGACAGTCCCGAGTGCCAAGCGTGGGGACAACGTAACGCCATGATTGCCACTCGAATCAAAGAGCTTAGCGATCAGGGCTTCGCGTGCGTGCATGGTCAGCTTTTTAAGCGCGACGCGGGTAACAAATGGGAACGCGCGGGCAGCTGCCCGAAATTCACGTACGAATGACACACGAGGGTCGATGCCATGTGCCAAGTCGATTGGACGTTGCTACTTGACTTCTTCAGGACCGTTTGGTCGTGGGTAACGATCCTTGCGATCGCGCTTTACGCATTCCGAAACCCCGTTAGCCGGCTCCTTGATCGGATCGCAGAATCAGAGAAGGCTTCCATCGCTGGCATGAGCTTTGAAATGCCCTCAGCACAGCTTGTCAAGGCCTGGCGCGGTGCATTCACGACAATCTCCCGCACGACCTTGACAGGAACAG